AGGAAGACGTCCGACGTAATTCGTCTGGCGAAATCCTCTCGATCAAGCCCGAGGAGTTCTACACCAAGTACCCGTTCATCCCGAATCCAGACGGCGGGTTCTACGACCTCGGATTCGGGATTCTCCTTGGGCCGCTGAACGAGTCCGTTTCGACAATCATCAACCAGATCATCGATAACGCCACGTTGCACAACCTCAGCGGCGGATTCATCGGTCGGGGGATGAAGATTCGTGGTGGCAACTACACCATGGCGCCGTTCGAGCTGAAGCGAGTCGACTCAACCGGCGACGATATCCGAAAGAACCTCGTTCTGTTCGAGCCGAACGCCCCGCCGGAGATGCTCTTTAAGCTCCTGGGGCTGCTTATCGAGTACGCGAACCGAATCGCCGGGACTACCGACACGATGGTCGGGGAGAACCCTGGGCAGAATACTCCGGCCAGTACCTTCCAGGGAATGCAAGAACGTGGATCTCGAATCTACGTCTGGATCTTCAAGCGTATCTGGCGGGCGATGAAGCAAGAGTTCAAGCAGCGCTACGAGATCAACAAGCGATCCCTGCGCTCGGTCAACCACTATGGACAGGAGAATTCGTTAATCCTCCGGGAGGACTACCAAGGTGATGCGGATCAGATCTGCCCGGTGGTTGATCCGAACTTGCCGTCGTCGGTAATGCGCCTTCAGCAAGCGATGTTCGTCGCTCAGCGTGCGATGACCGTCCCTGGCTACGTCCACGAAGAAGTCGAACGGGCGATCCTAAAGGCCGCTCGGGTGCAGAACATCAGCCGCCTGTACGTCGGGCCGAACGACCCTCGTTCAACCCCGCTGCCGAACCCAAAGGCCCAGGTCGAAGAGCTCAAGCTCAAGGGTAAGCAGATGGAGCTCGAAGCGAAGAAGCAGGAATGGGCCAACCATCTGATGGAGGAACGACGTCTCAACCAGGCGAAGATTATGCAACTCGAAGCGCAGGCTTATTCGTTAATCGCCGGCGTTAAGAACGACGAGCAGCAAAATGGCCTCAAGAAAGTAGAGCTGGCGCTTGAGGTATTGCAGCAGTACAGCCAGCACCTTACCGACCGAATAGGAGCACTTAGCAGTGACAAAGATGGATCCTCGGACGGGCAGCCCTCCGGGGGAGACGGAATGGGGGGAATGGCACCAGCACCCAGTGACGGTGGCGTTCCTGGAGCTGCTCAACAAGGAGCGCCAGCGGCTGCAGGAAGCCCTGGCTGAGGGAGCAGTAGCCAGCGGCGAGGAATTATCTTTCGTCGTCGGCAAGTGCAGGTTGTACAAGCAGTTAATGGAGATGGAGTATGCTGAGTTTTATGCAAATTATACCGGGGAGTCTGAGGATGAAGGCCTTAAACCGCCGGCCGACGTATCCGAACCCTTCGGGCCTACAGCCGGTAGGCCACGCGGTTCTCCTCGAACCTTATGAACCGGACTTCGATGCCGCTCGGCGAAGCGGACTCATTATCCCCGAGAACCTTCGGAACAATTCGATTATGGTCGAGATGCGGGCGATCGTGGTGGCACTTGGGAGCGAAGCGTACCGGCCGGAGAATGCGACTTGGTTGCGTCGGCTGATGACTCCCTGGCGGCCGAGGTGCCTACCAGGGGATAAGATCCTGGTACAGAAATACTCGGGTGCAATCGTCGTTGGTACCCTGAATGGTAAGCAGTATCGTATGGTTAACGAGGAAGATATCTTCGTTAAGATTGTTGAAGAAGCAGCAGTTGTCGAATACCCCCACTAGGAGATAGCAGTCATGGCTGACGAAGTAGTAGTTGAACAGAACCAAGGTCCTGATCCTGAGATTCTCGCCGAGGCTCGTCGCGGCGGCTGGCGGCCAAAGGACGAATTCAACGGCGATCCGAATGTCTGGGTCGATGCCGGCACGTTTGTGAAGCGTGGTCGGGAAGTCCTGCCCCACGTGCAGCGTCATGCAGCGAAGCTCGAGCAGGAACTCGCCACCGAGCGGGCGGCTCGGGTTAAGCTCGAGCGCGAGCAAGAGGAACTCCGCACTCAGGTAACCGGCTTAACCACCTTCCAAACGGAGCTGGCTGGTAAGGAACGTGAGCGAATTCGGAACGAGCTGGCGGCCGAGCTACACGCTGCGCGTGAGTCAGGCGACACCCAGGCCGAGGCGAGGATCCTCGGTCAGCTGTCCGCCCCGCCGCCGGCCGCCAAGCCGCCTGTCCAGCAACAGCCGACTCAACAACAGCCTACCCAGCAACAGGTCCCAGCCGCGATGACCGAGTGGCTGGCCGAGAACTCTTGGGCCAAGAACCCCGTCTACATGCAAGCGATGTCGGTTGAGGGGGCTGAACTCCGCGCAGCGGGTAAGCTAAATGGAATGGACCTAACCGCCCAACTGAACGCTACGGCGAAGGTCGTCGCAGAGAAGTATATGCCGAATCGCAACAATGGAGGTCCTCGGGCTGAGAGTGGCTCCCGGGGGTCTGGTAATGGTGGAGGCGGACAGCAACAGTCCGACGGCCCGACCTTCGAGGGCCTGTCCGCGCAAGCTAAGGCCGAGTGCGACGCTTCTGGCGAACGAATGGGCTTAATCGGCCCGAAGAAAGCGTTCAAGGACCTCGCCGCTTGGCGCAAGCATTACGTCCAACAAGTAAGCCGATACGCCGACGGCGTCGGCTACGACTACAAGCCCCCGGGCAATTAACCCTTAGGAGATCGTCGTGGAAAGAAAGCCAATCAACCCTGTGGTCCAGAATCGCCTAGCGAGAGAGGAGGCTGAGCAACGAGCTGCGAACCGGGAGGCAGAGTTGCTCGCTCAGAGCCTCGGGCCGAAGACTGCCCCGGTGCAGGAGCAAGCTCAGCCGAACCCTGCGAACAATAACGGCATTACTCGGTTCAACCGAACGCCGATGAATATTCCTCGGCGGAAGTTGGAAGTCGCCCCGATCGCAGGCTTCAGGTTGTATTGGCATCGGCAGTCGGATATCGAACGTGCGATCGACGCTGGGTATGTGTTCGTCGATAAGGCCGAGGTCCGGGTTAACTCTCGCCAGATCGGCGCTGCCTATGGCATCGGCGGTAACACCGCCTTGGGGAGCGAAGTCTCGATCGTTGGCTCGGCTGGAACCGGCGAACGCCTCGTCCTGATGAAGATTCCCGAGGAATACTACCTCGACGATAAACGAGCGATTTTTGAAGAACACGCCAAGCAGATGCGTGCGATCTTTGACGGCGAGCTGATCCTGATGCCTGACGGCTCTGGATTCGGCCGCCCTGACTCAGTAGTAGACCCAAGTGGTGGAGCAGTGCCCACTGGTCTAACGTATGTGAAGAAGCAGCCATACACCGCCTTGTTCAATCGAGGTGGAAGAGTAGCGCCCCAGGTAACTGGCGGAAGAGTCCGAACTTATTAACTAATTCTGGAGGTTTGTTATGTCGGTTTTCAATAACCCGAGCAAGCCAGCTGGTCTCGCGCCCGTTGCCTCGTTACTTGCAAGTGGTCTAGGCTTCAACGGGCAGGGCAATCTGTATGCGATTGCTCCTGCAGATACAGCTGGTTACTGGCCCGGCGACTTAGTTGTTACTGGCACCACTGCCGGTAACACCTTTGGCGTCGGCTTCGATCCAAACGGTGTACCGATCATTACGAAGTATGTCGAGGCCTCGGCCCACCCAGTTGTGGGCGTGATCCAGGCGATCGGTATCGACCCGACTGGTTCTCAGTTCATCAACCCGAACGTCCTCGGCGGGGCGGCGAGCAACTACCCGTATGCAGGCCCAGGCGGTGCGACCTACCGACCGAACGCAGCGCAGAGTGTGTACTTCTACGCCTTGGTCCTGGACGACCCGAACATCATCTACGAGATCCAGGAAGGCGGCGCCGGTACCAACCTCGCCCCGGCCAGCATGACCCACTACAACGCTGACGTTGTTGTGGCGAATCCGGCTACCATTGGGGTAACTGCCCAGTCGGGCACCCAGCTCGACAACGCCACCCTTGCCACAACCGCTACCCTCCCGTTACGAATCTACCGATTCGTGCCTCGGCCGGATAACGGTTTCACCACAGTTCCTGCGACTGGTGGCGGCGGCCAAAAGTGGCTGGTGACCCTCAATAACCATATCCTGCGCGCCGGCGTAGTGTCGCCATAAGGAGAAACGAAAATGGCAGTCGGTGGAGTAATTACTACAGGCGCACACCCGAAGCTATTATGGCCGGGCGTGCACGGAATCTGGGGGCAGAAGTACTCTGAACACCCCCCGGAGTACCCGGATCTGTTCTCGGACGAGACGAGCAACATGGCCTATGAACAGGACGTCCAGGTGACGCCCTTTGGCCTAGCACCTCGGAAGTCCCAGGGTGGACCCATCACTTACGATTACGAGACTCAGGGTCCAGTGCAGACGTATCTGCACATCCCCTATGCCTTGGGCTGGATCGTTACGTTCGAGGAGCTGCGTGACAACCTGTACGAGAAGGTAGCGCGGAATCGCACAGCGGCAAATGCGTTCTCGATTCGTCAGACCTTGGAGACCCTGGCGGCGGCGGTTTATAACGACGCCTTTACCGGGGCGGTGTATCAGAACGCTAACGGGCAGAGTCTCTGCTCAACAGCGAACCCGAACACTACTGGCGGGACGTTCTCTAACGAGCTGAGCCCTGGGGCAGGTCTCCTCGAGGCGAGTCTTGAGGACATGTGCATCTTGATCATGGGTGCGACCGACGACCGAGGCAACAAGATCTCGATCATGCCGAGGTCGCTGATTATCGCCTGGCAGCAGTGGTTCAATGCGAACCGGCTGCTGAAGTCGGTGATGCAGCCCGGAACAGATAATAACGACATCAACGTCCTTCGCGCTACGAACGCCTTCCCGGAAGGCATCAAGATGAACCATTACCTATCGGCCCCGGATAGCTGGTTCACCCGCACCAATGCCGAGCACGGTATGATGATGTTCTGGCGGGATAAGCCGATCTTCGATCAGGACAACGACTTCGCGACGAAGAACGCCTTGGCCTCGACGTACTTCCGTGTCTCGTTCGGTAATACCGAGCCACGCGGGATCTACGGCAGTCAGGGACCTTGATAGGAGTGGTAGGTAGTTGATGGTATCGGGTTACGCCGTGTGACCCGATATCGTTTACCCCCATCTTTGGAGTAATCTTATGTCAGTAATTCCGAGTCAAGTCCCCCAGCGTCTACCAGCTGGCTCAACAACCGACCCGCCGTATGGTCCTTGGGCCGACAACGGTAACGGGAACCCTTTTTTCTATCATCAGTTCGCCGACGACTTTGACAATGCGCTCGGCTCAACTGGGCTCTACACCATCTCGGCGGGCGGGGCTGGATCAGTAGCTCACACCCCTGGTGACGGGGGTCTGGCCTTGTTCACTACCGCCGGTGCTAGTGGTAACTTTGAGTCGATTCAGCTCCCGGCCG